TGCACGGTGTAGGTACAATTGAGATGGCAAAGGCGCTGTATCACGCTGGTATGTTTACCTGCCTGACAAAAGATCTCAGTATGCAGTATATCTTTCGCAAGATACCTACAACTTCAGATTTAGTACCATATATTATTCCAACGCTAGGCTTGCGTGAGCTAAAGCAGCTTGAAGAGCAAGATCAACTTCACTCTCTTTGTTGGCTACCTATGCTTTGCTTAGATGTAGCTCATGGGTATATGGAAGTATTTGCTGAGTATATTACAAAAGTACAAAATGCTATAAAGACTGCTAATGGTACAAGGTTTTGTGGTACATGTATTATTGCTGGTAATGTAGTTACCCCTGAGGGTGTAAAACTGCTTGCTGATGCTGGTGCTGATATTGTGAAGGTTGGTATTGGATCTGGTTCTTTGTGTACTACCCGCGCAAAGACTGGAATTGGCTATCCTCAACTATCAGCATTGCTAGACTGCTACGAAACTGCACAGCAAGAAGCTGTAGCAATTATTAGCGATGGTGGCTGTACATGTCCTGGTGATGTAGTAAAGGCATTTGCAGCAGGAGCAGACTTTGTAATGCTTGGAGGAATGCTAGCAGGTCATATTGAAGGCGGAACTACTGACTCTGTTGTTTCTATCTATGGCTCTTCAAGCAAGCAGGCTATGGTTACTAACTATGGTAATATGGAAGGCTATCGAACATCTGAAGGGCGGGAGGTAACAATACCAAACCGAGGTAAGGTATTAGAAACAGTATTAGACATCTTTGGTGGGTTACGTAGTGGGATGTCGTATCTTGGTGCTCGTACTATTCCTGAAATACATACCCGCGCACAATTTATACGAGTAAACCGCCAGCAGAATACTGTGTTTGTAGATTAAGAGGTTACTCTATGAGTGTAATTGTAGCAATAAGCGGTGGTAAAGCATCTGCTTGGTGTGCTGATTGGGCATTGAAAAACTATCCTAAAGAAAAAGTTATTCTTTACTTTAATGATACTAAATGGGAGCATAAAGATCTTTATCGCTTTCTTGATGATTTGTCGGTATACTTTCAGCATCCTATAACTACTGATGCTGATGGTAGAAGTCCAGAAGATTTGTTTTATGACCTTAGTGCTTTAGCAAATAATCGTATGCCGTTTTGCTCAAGAGTTCTTAAGGCAGAACGATTACAAAAATACTATAAAGATGGAGATACACTTGTATTTGGTATTGGTGCTGACGAGCCACATAGAGCAGTAAGAATTAAAGCAGTTTATGCTAGCATAGCATTGCAAAAAAAGAAAGTAGCAAAGCTAGTATTTCCTCTAATTGATAACAATGTAACAAAAGAGCAGATAGACAGTTTTCTTGAACAAGCTCAAATAAAAGAACCATTACTTTATAGCTTAGGATTTAGCCATAATAATTGCTCAGGGGGATGTGTTCGCGCAGGCAAAAGGCAATGGAAGATGCTATATGAGAAATTACCAGAAGTATATCTGGAGAGAGAGAGAGTAGAAAAAGAAGTTCGCGAATATCTAGGCAAAGATGTACATATCTTTAAAGATGAGACGTTAGAGGAGTTTCGAGGTAGAATTGAGCGCGGAGAATTATCAAGTTATTATGATAACACAAAAGAAGTAGAAACAGAATGTATTGGTATCTGTTCAACACAAAACTAGGAGGTTACTATACCACTTCCAAAACCAAAACCACGAGAAGCTGAACAGGCTTTCATCTCACGTTGTATGTCTAATGACACCGCAGTAAAAGATTTCCCTGACAACTCGCAACGTGCTGGCGTATGTTATAGCCTTTGGCGTGAGAGTAAGAAGCGTAAAGCAGTTCGTGAGGCAGGGCTTGTAGATTACATTGAGCGTGATGAAGAGTAGTTTGTACGTAGTTTATGTATAGTTTATATGTAATGTATACGTAGTTTGAATAAACTTTTAGTATACTTTGTGCGTGTTTCTATAAAAAATACCCTCTTCTAATACAGGAGGGTATTTTTTTTTACTATAAAGGACTAGCTATGAAACGAGGAAGGAAGATACGAGAAGATCAAACTCCTGCTACGCAGAGTAGTGTACAGGGTAGCGTACAAGAAGTAGAAAAAAACATTAGTCTTGATCTTGAGTCATTTCAGCGAGCTACTAAAGAGCAAATTATTGAAGAGTATCGAAGCTCGTATGAAATTGACGATCTTACTAGCCCAAACGATAAAGCAAACTTAGACACGATGATTATGAATGCGCTTGCTATTCGTGCGTTGCAGGCTAAGTTGTTAGAACTGACACTAGACAACGTAATAGACAATGCTCCAGACATTAAGAAAATCAATGACTCTATTCGAGATCTTACACAAACAAATCTTGCAATTGAGCGTCAACTGGGCATTGATCGTAAGGCTCGTAAGGCTGAAAATGAACAGTCTGTAGTTGAGTATATTGCTTGGTTAAAGACAACTGCAAATGAGTTTCTTGAGACAAGGTTACTTAAAGTTTACTGTAAGAAATGCCAAATTATGGTCGGTAGGGTAAGTGGTGTGTACGATACTACGCACTACGCATGTAGCTTTCAATGCCCGCAATGCAATAAACTTACCCATGTAGAGCGTAAAGAGCGTGATGTATTTTACGATGTGCGAGACGCGGGGTGGAGAAAAAAGTACCCAATCGAAATTATACAGCGTAGACAATACAACGCAGAAAGTGATCCATCTCTTGATCCCACAACATATGGATTTGATGATATTGAGCAAGATGTTATTATTCGTGATGAGATGGTAAACGATGAGCAGATATAAATAACAAGGAATTGCTATGCCTATTAGGAAAAAGTTAGATCAGTATGACGTAGAGTTACTTGAAATTATGGAAGATGAAGTGTGGCTAACTGAGTTTCTACGTAATACTGCGGATGGAGAATCAAATAAAGCTCTTTGGCCTAAGCAGCGATGGAATTATCGTGATTATCAAAAACAGATACTTACAGATAAAACGCCGTTTATTTCATTAGTTGGTGGACGGGCTATTGGTAAGTGTGAACTTGCTACTGCTCGTGTATACACAAATAACGGATATGTTTCTGTAGGATCACTTGCAAAGCTCTCTTCGTTTATTACCTATTGTATGGATAATGAAAGGAACTTGGTTTTACGTAGGGCGCGTGCAGTTCGAGATAAGGATGCTGTAGTCTACCACATTACTACAAAGCTAGGTAACACACTATCACTGACAAAAAACCATCCAATTCTTACGCCAGATGGATGGCAAGAATCACGCAACATAGCTGAAGGAGATTATGTTGCTGTAACTACACAACTACCAGGTATGCACAACAATGCGTTTCGATGGCATGAGTTGCGATACATTGGCTATACTTTGCTACTCAATGAGCCTCTACGCAATAATAAAGAGTTTATTCCTCGCTACAAGCGCATCGGTAAAGAGTTTGAACATATTTGCAATCTGTTTCCAGTAAACTTTGGTGAAGGGCCTAACGGTGGTTATATTACCTACCACATCAAAGGGCCGTATGCGTCTCCGCTTGTATCACTTTCCGAAGAGCTAGGATTGAAGTCTTACTGGTCATGGGGTACAAAAGTTCGTACTATTCCATATGTGCTTATGTTAGAGCAAAATGACAACATCAAGATTTTCCTTGAAGCACTTTTTTCACAATTTGGTACAATAAGTGCAAGAGAGATTTACATTGATGTGCCTGGCACAGCCTTTGCAAGTCAGCTACAGGAGTTGCTTCTTCGATTTCATATTGAATCTACGATTAGTGATATTAACAAAGATTCTGATGAAGTAGACGCAAATAAAGCTCGTCTACAGCTGCTTGACTATCAAGATGTGTATGACTTTTGGAACACGTTTGAGCTTCCTGGTGTAAGCGCGGATGTATCACAAATCCCTACACGTAGAGAAGTAGTTACTAATTGGTATAGATTTGAAGAGGTGTCGGATGTTCGTATATCCCCGCGCACACATCCTACTTATGCTATTTATGTCTATGAGTTTAATAACTACATCTCTAGCAATGTTATTGTACATAATACCGTTATTCTTGAAGATAAGATTATCTACGATGTTGTAAACTATGACAAAGAGTATCCAGTTACTCCTGAACAAGTGCTAACTACCGCAAACCAGTCACAGATGCAGCCTTTGCTCTCAAAAATTATTCAGCGTTTTACAGGAAGCCCTCTGCTAAAAACATTTCTACGTAACAATGTAAATCGACAAGAAGGCACTATGCGCTTTCCAGTATTCTCTAAACCATTTACCTTTTACTTTCGTATTGCTGGTAGTAGAGGCGAGAATAACGTAGTAGGTTTGCACGTGCCGCAAGTAAAGATAGACGAAGCACAACTATACCCTCCAAAAGCCTATACACAGCTTCTACCTATTCTTAACTACTGGGAGCCAAAAACCATGCTTATGGTTACTGGCGTACATAATGGGTTGCGTAACTCAGTGCTTTACCTTGTAGATCAAAAAGACCCTAAGTTTAAGAAATATCGTATTCCTTCTCATAACAATCCTTTTTATACTCGTGAGCAAGATTTGCAAAACTTGCGAGATTGGGGAGGAGAGAGCGATGATCGCTATATTCAGCTTGTACTAGGCAGACCTGGATCAGCAGCGTTTCAAGTGCTTTCACGTGATGAGTTTCAAATAGAATCGTACCCTTTTTACAGCTATCGTTACACTTCTTCACAAAAAAATAAAGATAAAACATTTCGTGACTTTCTTCAGCTACAAGTCTTACCAAAGATAAAGGCAGTTACGCTGTCAATCGATACGGGCTTTGTAGAGCCTACAGTAATCAACGTGCTTGGGTATGACAGTACAAGTACATGGAGAACGTATGTTCGCTATACGCTTACACGTATTGATTTTACAGAACAAGCGATGATTATTGACTGGCTTGCACAGCATTATGGGGCTACAACACTAGCTATTGATACTGGTGCAGGTGGAGGTGGGTCTGGTATTATTCATTCACTGATCAATAGTAAAGACTATGAGTCTAAGAATTACAAGTCAAAAATAGTGGGCGTGGGGTTTAATGATCGAGTAGTTATAGGATACAACGAAAGTGGAGAAGAAGTAAGCACTATCGTAAAAAACCATGCCTCTGAGGTGCTTATCTCTGTAATACAGGCAGGCATTCTTCGCTTTAGTGACATGGATCACGAAGCACTAGGACAGCTAGAACGCATAACAAAACAACGCACTCTAGCAGGTAATGATAGGTACTACATTATGTCTGAACGTGCGTCTGGTGCTGATCCTAATGACCATATCTTTGCGTCATATGTTTGTTTCGCGCATGCTCTTGACAGTGGTATTCACAATAGTGAAGTTAAAAGAAAGCTAGGATCAGCTTCTGGTACGTATACATTTTTAACATCTAACAATTATGACAGATAACTATGACAAATGAATATGACAGATAAACGATTAGCAAAAGCATCATTCTTTATAAGCCATTTAGGTAATCAGCCTTTGTATACTCCTCCAGTAAACAAGCAGCTTGTTTCTGGATACTACAATCCTTCAGCAAAGTTATTTGATTATCATGAGCTTATTAAGATATGCCGTTGGTTTTACACATTTGATCCGATTGCTGGTACGGTCATTGAGCGCATGACCGATATGAGCGTAACAACGGTACGTCATCGTAGGAAAGGTAAGCGTAATGCAGACGCAGTAGATCCTACTATTCTTGCGTACTATAACGCAGTAGCAAAGCGCCTGAAGCCTCTACTTAAGGCTATGACGCTCGAATACTTCATTCATGGTATGGCAGTACCTGACTACACGATTGAGCGTGTACGTGGAGATAGTATTAGTGAGCAGTTAGGAAGGAAGCGCTACTATGTTCCTGCAAAGGGATGGGTTCGTAATCCAGAAAACATTGTACTTGAACGTAAGCCAGTTGGCATGGATCGTGCGGTGTACCTTAAAATACCAAGTCAAGATATAGCATTTATACGTAATAAAGGATACTATGATGATGGTAACTATGATCCAGCTACGTATCGCTACGTAGTAGAGAACTTTCCTGAGTATGTACGAGCCATTGAGTCAGGCAAGACAACAATTCTGCTTGAGTCTGTTCGTCCTATTCTTCGTAAAATAACAAGTTACCATGATTATCCTTCTCCTTTT